TTGATAACCTTTTTCTTAATACCGTATGTCTTACCTAATCCACGAGCACCAATGAGAAAGTTGTATGAACAATTATACGAATACAATTTCGCATAGTTGTAGTAAGTAAACTTAGTCTTTTCTGGTAGCCTTAAGAGATTATCCATGTACCATCGCCAAATACACTAAAGAAATTACGAGGATTGTAAGCAGTACGGCTACTAGAATAACTAGGGTTACCAGTATCCCAACGCATACCACCACCAATAGAGCAACGATGAATCTCAAAATGTAGGTGCGAACCAAAACTTGATCCAGTGTTATTTACTTGCCCAATAACTTGCCCTTTTGTAATAGTAGCACCAACACTAGGTCTAGGAGCACCAGCCGGTTGGTGTGCATAAAGCGATTTCCAATCGTATCCCCCTAGTGTGCCATGATGCAGAATTACTGAATAACCGAATGCACCATTTAATCCTGACTGTTGAACCGTAGCATCACCAATAGCGGGAATAGGTTCACCTAAAACAGCGGGACCGCCAGAAAAGTCCATACCCTCATGGAACCTGCCACTACGTGGACCATACTCACTAGTTACCCAGTGACCAGGCGTAGGTTCATAAGGCCAACTATAATCTCCATCACCAGGACCAGGATCAGGACCAGGATCAGGCGTAAAGTTAGCATCAGCAATCCATACGCCTTGACCTGTAGGAACACAAATAATCTTAGAGGTAGCAGTATTCAATACAAGTTGATTACCGAACGGCTCGATAATAACAGTTGCAATATTATCAGCAGTTCCATCGCCTGATACAGACGACAAAACCCACCTACCCATACCTGTGGGTATAAAGGTTAGCAAATCACCATCAGCATTCATGAATAGTTCATTACCAAACCGCTGAATAATAAGGCCCATAGTAATTAGACAGATACACTCGCCATTTGAATAGCGGCAACCCAACTAATAGTCTTACCTGCTTCACCCAGTACAGCAATATCAAGTGAACCCGTAGTGGGATTTGCAGTAAGATCAACCGCCCATGCCGCAAAATCTTCAATGCCAGTAATGCTATACGAACCTACAAGGACAGTAGTAGCCGCACCAACGCCGCGTTCAATAACACCCTGAATAGCATAACCAGCAGACTCATTTGTAGTACCATCAACCCTACGTGCCACAAGGTTAATGATAAATGACTGAGTAGTCTTGTCAGGAACAACCAGACCACTACCGTCATCTTGCTTCAAATATGCCGCACCAGCACTAGTTGTTACAGCAGTAGCAGTAATACGCTGATAGCGAGGGTCTTTGTGGTAGGTTGCAATCTCAGCATCAATCGCTTCACTGAGATAAATCACATATGCTGTGAGTGCTTCCAACTTTTCAAGGTACGTAATACCATCACGGTATGTAAACGGTGTGATATTTGTTACAGCCGCATTAGGGTACAGCGACGGATAAAGCAAGTTGCTCATTTTAAACTCCCACAATGTATGTTGAATAAGGCAGGTTTATGCTATCGGAATACTCATCGCCTGTATCCCAAACAAGCATAAAGCATTCTTCAATATCATTGATAACCATCATATCAATGTTCAAGAGGCTCGCACGATACGCCATGATAAGGTTTGCAGGAATACCTTGATAACCTGACACATGGCTATCCGCATTTGTATTCGTGTTTGTAGTTGCTGTATTATCCTGCGTTGAATCAGACGTAACATTGCTATCGCTATTAACATCTGCCGCACTACTTGCATAGTCTTCAAGACTACTTAACATAGTTTGAGGTGTAGTAGATTGAACAGAACGTGAACCAGATGCAGTATCACTAGTTGCATTACTTACACTGTTTGCCTCTGTTTCATCGGTAACCGTTGAAGAGGCTTTAGTAGTAATATCCATTGTAGAAAGTGCGTTATAATCCAGGCGCTCACTTTCATACAATTTATTGTAGTACGGCATGATCTCATTTAGTTTGCGACGCATAGCAAACTTGAACATGTCGATTGTTTCCATACCGATTTCACGATTCCAGTAATGCTCAATGATCTTTTGGTTAAGACCATCACGATAATCTGTATCGAAAATAGGATAGATTGCAAGACCAATAGGCTCATAGTTGTTATCACTAGATGCACCAGTGATATCAATTACATCCTTGAGTTTAATAGTGAAACTAGCCATTAGTCTGTATTAACTCCAATCGTACCAGATGGGTCAGGAACATTGGCGGCCATTTTATCAACATCAGTGTAGTATTCTACTTCAACGTTAAGACCGTGAACCTTGTTAATCTGTTCAGCCGCAGTACGCCTAGCATTAAGATTAACATAACGCATCATAGATGCTTGATCCGCATTAGCATCTACCTCAGCCGAAACAAGGCGCTCTTTCTTATCCTGATTAGCATTATCAATGCCGAGCAATCCCATACATTCATTCCACATTCTGGTACGAACGATATGCAACTTTTCAATATCGTTAACGTTAATGCCCATGTCTACCGCCATAAGCATACCAGTAAGATCATTGCCAAAGGCACCAGATACTTGAACCATATCTTGACCCTCATCAATTTGCCTATTCATATTAACCGCAGAAAGTTTAGTGTTCTCTGGTGTAATAAGCACCTTACTACGCCTAGCATTCTTTGAGTTAATCTCTATCGTTCTATCCATTTCAGCCATGCGTGAGGCATAAAGCATAACGATATCAATGTCAGGCACACGCATATAGTTAGCCCAAATCGGAATTGCTTTATCCTGTTGACCCTCTGGCTCTTTATCAAATCTATAAGCACCAAGTGTCTTACCCTCAAAGTTGGGACCCAATACGGTAAACCCTGTCGGGTTATGCATCATGTTTACAAATGCAGTGCTAGCACCCTCAAGAGCAAAATACTTATCGTATTTCTTTTCCTTGTAGAATACTGATAGTGCCCTACGAAACAATGTCATTTCCATGAACCGCAAATCTACGGACTCAGGCATACCAGTCCACTTAAACCGATTAGCGGCAAGTTCAGTAAGCACCCTAAGATACATTCTTTCAATGAGCGCAACACGATTACTGGCAGGGTTGCTAGCAAATACCGTACCCTGCAAATGTTGCCGGTAAATATCAGTAGCGGCATTGGGTCGCTTATTTGCGCTCATCATAAACCTTAGTAAGAGATTCCAGGGATAATTGCGTTGTCGGAAATATCTATGTTACCAATATCGGCTGGTGTAGCCCACACAGTAACACCCTTTTCAAAGATACCTCTAATAACCTGCTTGTAACTTTCAGGCATAGGTGCCGCTTTGATATACGATTCACTCATCTTCCAATAAGTAAACTTAGTCATCGCCATAAGTGACGTAGGTGGCTTAAGGAACTTGTGAACCATATAACCATAACGTAGCCAGAACTCGCCTACGGATCTAATAGATGCTTGATCTATCATTTTAAACCGTAGTTGTATCACGAAGTTAAAGTGAATATAGTTAAGAGTTTCACCACCCATCTGCCCTGAAACAGTAGGCTGGATCATATTAGCATCACGCACACGAGCATTAATGCCTGCAATAGCATTACCGTAGTCGCCCTTTGCCGCCCATCTTGCAAGTTCATTATTGGTGTCGCGCGTAAAACCAAGTTGCCTATTCTGCAATGCTGTATCTGCTTGCATAGTCATATTACGCATTGAAGCAGCCTGTTCATTAGCGGCAATCTGATTACCAGTCTGCGCTCCATTAACAATAGAGTTAATTGCTCCAACACCAGCACCTATTGCCGCCATTGGTCCGCCACCCATAAAGCCACTCATAGCCCCAGTACCAGGACTACCAATCATGTTAGCCATACCTTGATTACCTGCAAGGGTATTAGCGATAGCAGTCTGCCCACTATTGGCAATCTGTGCAATAGAACTAAGGTTGCGGTTAGTTTCCATCTGTTGTGTCTGAACATCGTAAGATGTTTGTGCTGAACCTAATGCCCTTTGCTGTGTCCAATCAGCAGAATCTCTACTATACGCAATAGAGTTTCTGTTAGATGCAAGGTACGCAATAGCACCATTGTTAACTACAGCCATTTGAGGGAATGTGCCCACATGGGTAGCATGATCGTAAGTTTCACCAGTGTATGTTTCATCACCAGCAACAAGGTTATCCTTATTCACATTGTAATACTTAGGATAAACCGTAACCTTTTGACCAGGAGGAAGAATCGTAGCGTGCTCAACAATTACAGCGTTAGCATCATTCCACAACTCAGGCTTAATGTTGACAGGATTACCAGTAAGCGTAGTCAACTCAACAGATGAATAAGGCGATACCTTAAACTTATCCAGAATAGCATAACGTGAGGGAATGTTGTCATCGTAGTTATCCCTCCAATTGGAAAGATAGTTATTGATAACCGCCTTAGGAATATTGCTAGGAAGCACAGTAGGTACAGACAAATCACTAGGCCAAGTAATAGCACCAGCATCAAAGTATCGAAGCATATTCGGGATAAGCATTGCCGATATAATGCCCTGTGTTACCCACGGTTTTGTCTGCATAGACGTCATCCATGCTTGAAACGCAGATGGTGTCTGCCATACATACATAGATGCACCACTAACCATTCCCGCAAAGGTTCCACCCTTAGCAGAAACAAGTTTCGG